GCGGTTGCCGAGGCTATCGGCTCATGATACGCGAAGCACTAAAGGCAGCCCTCGGGGCTGTCTTACTCTTTGCCCTACTCTACTTGGGGTTGTCATACCTAACTTAACCATGGGACCCTAGCTAGGATACTGGCTAGGGCCAGATCCTGGGGTAGCCACTATGATTTCCAATATAAAAAATAAGGTTAGCCTATGACATAATGTCGCACCTACTTGATTTCTGCTCTTGACACACTATATACCCACTAACTTAAGTAACTCTTAAGTAATTCTTTAATTTATAATACATATAGTTATTATAAGACTATAGTAACACTTAAGTGTAACTTAAGAGGGGATCTCGACTTAGCCTATAGTCTTTATCACTTATAGTATGCAGCTAAAAAATAAATATAGCTCTACCCCTTGACATTTGTTAATTAGTACCTATATAGACCTCCATAGCCGACAGCTATCAATCGTATCTCCTCAATCATATATTTTCAGCGAAGACGGATTGTAGCCTAGGCTCCTCTTTTAGGAAGAACCATGAGTAACTCTCAACCTCAGCCACTGAAACATAGTGAGCCGATTGCTAAATACGTTAGGCAAGCGGTTAAAGATGGTGTCCAGATCAAAGACATCATGGCTACTATTAATAAACGCTACCAGAATGCCCCTCGTAACCTAGCTACTTTCTATAAGTATTATGGGGGAGACGTTAGTGAGGCTAGAGCAGAGATCTCCTCACGTGTTGGTAACGTAGTCGTTGAGCAAGCCCTTAATGGTCACTTTCCCTCTCAGGAGTTATTCCTACGCTCTAAGGCTGGATGGAGTCCAAAGGAGACTGTACAAGCCGAAGAGATGTCTGTCGACCCCGACCAAGACGCTAGTGCTATAGACACTCTTATGACCCTACTCGGTAAAAACTCTGATGACTCCCCAGATAACAGCACAGACCCTTAGAGATCTACCAGATGCTGAGGTTGCAGCTGCACTAAAACAACTTGGACCTGAGAAAACAGAAGAACTGCAGCACTCTTGGGAGTTCTGGGCTAGACCAGAGCAGCTAGAACCTAAAGGCAACTGGAATATATGGGTAGCTCTAGCTGGCAGGGGCTGGGGTAAGACTAGAGCCGGTGCTGAGTGGGTAAGACACAGGATTAAGAAGGGCGATAAGATAGTCCACTGTGTAGCTCCTACTAAAGGTGATGTAAGACGAGTTATGGTCGAAGGTGACTCAGGTCTTATTAATGTATGTTGGAAGGGAGATAAATCCTATAGAGGTAGTCATCTAGGATTACCCATATGGTCTCCCACTAATAATACACTCACTTGGGAGAATGGAGCTAAAGCTGTATTTTTCTCTGCTGAAGACCCAGAAAGACTCAGGGGTCCACAAGCCTATTCTGCATGGACTGACGAACTCTGTGCATGGAGAAACGCACAAGAAACTTGGGATATGCTACAGTTTGGCTTACGACTTGGACGTAGGCCACAAGTATTTGTCACTACGACACCAAAGACAACCAAACTCATTAGAACTATACTAGATGATGATAAAACGACAGTCTCTACCGGCAGTACTTATGATAACGCTGCTAATCTTGCTGATACTTTCCTCGACGCAGTCCGTAAGACCTATGAAGGCACCCGCCTTGGTCGCCAAGAACTTTACGCCGAAATCCTGGACGAAGCGTCAGGCGCTCTATGGAATAGAACTCTCTTAGCCTCCTGTGAGGTAGACAAAGATGATGTTCCCACTCTTAATCGTATAGTGGTATCCATAGACCCCGCAGTTACTGCAAATGCAGAAAGTGACATGACTGGTATTGTTGTAGCTGGTGTAGATGTCAACGGTAGAGCTTACGTCCTAGAAGATCACACAGGTAGATACACTCCTCAGCAATGGGCAGCTAAAGCCGTAGACCTCTACAGAGAGCACATGGCAGACCGTATTGTTGCAGAACGTAACCAAGGTGGCGATATGGTTCGCCACACCTTACACACAGAAGATGAAACAGTCCCAGTAAAGCTCGTCCATGCCTCCAGAGGGAAAATGGCACGGGCTGAACCAGTATCTGCTCTATATGAGCAAGACAAAGTTAGACACGTAAAGGGATTAAACGACTTAGAAGATCAGATGGTACAGTGGGAACCTCTAGGGTCCATAGGCTCACCAGACCGTCTTGATGCTTTAGTTTGGGCTATAACGGACCTCTCATTGAATGGCTACGCAAAACCTACGCTGAAACTAGCGTATAGTAGCGCCAAAGGATTACGGTAATGGCTAAGAAGCTCTCAGAAACAGAGGCCAAGAAGATATTAGGTGTAGCAGGTGACAACACCTCTAATGGTCAGATAAGGGCTGATGAGTTTCTACCTGAGCTTCGTGGCAAGAAAGCTATACGCAAGTACCGTGAGATGAGAGATAACGATAGCACCATAGGTGCTGTTATGTATGCTACAGAACAAGTCCTTCGTGACGTAGACTTAAAGGTAATGCCAGCCAATGATACCTCACAAGCTAAAAGAGAAGCTGAGTTTGTTGAAAGTGTCCTTGATGACATGGACCACACTCTTGATGACCATGTTGCTGAAGCTCTTTCGAGCTTGTCTTACGGTTTTGCTTGGTTTGAAGTCGTTTATAAAAGACGTACTGGCCCTACTACAAGAAGCGACAAAGGCCGCTCTAAGTATTCTGATGGCCGTATGGGTGTACGCAAGATTGCTATTCGTGCGCCTTGGACAATCTCTAGGTTTGATGTAGATAACCAAACTGGTGATGTTTTAGGTATATATCAGGATGGTTCGCGCTATAACAACACTAATTATATACCTACTCGTAAAAGTCTGTACTACCGCACGACATCGCTTAATGGTGACCCTGCTGGCCGCTCTATACTTCGCAATGCTTATACTTCTTATGAATATGTCAATAACCTACAGTCTATTGAGGCCATAGCAGTTGAGAGGGAACTTGCTGGTATCCCTGTTGCTCGTATCCCTGCTGAGTACTTGTCAGGGGATGCCACAGCGGCCCAATCTGGATTTGTCAATAACCTGCAAGGCATTCTCAGAGACGTCAAGTTCAATGAGCAAGGGTACATTATACTGCCTTCCGACACCTATCCCGATAAAGACGGAGCGCCTACCAACCATAAACTGGTAGATGTAGAGCTTATGTCTTCTAACGGTACTCGTAATATTGATATAGACCCCGTAGTAAGACGCTATCAACACGATATAGCCCGTAGCGTCCTTTCAGAGTTTCTTATGCTTGGTGGCGGCAATACTGGCTCTTATGCCCTATCCAAGAGTAAGACAGACTTGTTCCTCCGTGCATTAGAGAGTTATATCCAAGCTATTGTAGATGTCCTTAACAAGCAGCTTGTCGAGCGCCTCTGGGAGTTGAACGGTCTGAACTATGACCTTATGCCACAGGTTGTGGCTGGGGATGTTGCACCACACGACTTAAGAGAAATTGCAGGTTTCCTACGAAACCTAAATGGTGCAGATATTAACGTCAGTGATCACCCAGAGGTTATTCAAGACCTTATGGACATTGCTGAACTTCGATACGACCCAGATGTAGGGTCAACTCAAACACAAAAGGAAACTGACTAATGGCTTTTTTAGCTAACGATATCTTTGATAGTGGGTTGAACGTGCTCAACACTGCTACAACAACAATTTACATTACTTCACAAGAAGCTACAACACGCACAGAAGCTACCGCTACTTACGATTTAGGTAACGTAGCTGTTTCTATCCCTGCTGCAGTAGACAGAACAGCAAGCGGTGGTGGCCGTAAGGTGGCTGTACCTGCTGTTACTACAGGTTCTGTTACAGACACAGGCACTGCAAGTCACTACGCTATTGTAGACGGTACTCGTCTCTTGGTAACTGGCGCTCTATCGGCTTCTCAGGCTGTGACAAGTGGTAACTCTTTCTCATTAGCTACGTTTGATATCGGTATCCCAGACCCATCATAATAGGCTCTTAAATGGCTAAGTTCGCAGATCGTGTAAAGGTAGCTACGTCTACCACTGGCACAGGTACAGTCACCCTAGGCTCCGCAGAGTCTGGGTTTCAAACAGTGCCTTCTTCTCTTAACAGTGAAACCATTCGATATGTTATTGAAGATGGTACAGCTTGGGAGATTGGCACAGGAACCTATACACACTCAGGTACTACTCTCACACGGTCCTTAACTAGCTCCAGTACGAGCAGCTTGCTTAATCTGTCTGGTAGTGCCAAGGTCTTTATCAGCCCAGCGGCAGAGGATCTGCAATACGTTGAGGTCTATAGTTCCACCAGCGACTTACCATCAGCCTCAAGCAATCATGGCCGTATAGCTCATGTGCATGGCGATGGAGCTATGTATTTTGCTCATGGTGGTAGTTGGATCAGGTTAGGCAACCACAGCGATATTACTAGCTATTCTAACGCCACAACATCCGCCGCTGGCCTTATGTCATCAGCCGACAAGACAAAACTAGATGGAGTTGCTACCAGCGCCAATAATTACGTTCTGCCTACCGCCTCTAGCTCTGCGCTTGGCGGGATTAAGATCGGCACTGGCCTAAGCATAGATGGCTCTGGCGTAGTTACGGCTAGTGGCAGTAGTTCTTCTGGCGGCTCTTTAGAGCCAATTACCACGACTAAAACTGTAGCTACAGCTAACCAAACTGTTTTTACTGGCACTTGGAAAGCTGAAAATATTTCAGTGTTTCTCAACGGTGTTAAGCTACCAGACAGCGAGGTAACAGCCATTGATACGCAGATTACTATTAGCGCAGCGGCTGTAGGCGATATTGTAGAAGTTGTTGAATATGGCGCACCGTTTGCTAGTCCGTATGCCAGTACGTTTCCTACGGTCACTACGGGGGCAACTTCAGTAACTGTAGACTACACAGCCGACAAAGTGGCGGTCTACAAGAACGGTGTTAAGCTTAGAGGCGGTGGCGTAGATTTCACAGCAACTAACGGTACTTCGATCACAGGCTTCTCAGCTTTTGTAGCTAACGATGTTGTTGAGGTGGTCGAACACGGTTCATTGGCAGAGTCAGGCGGTGGCGTAACAGTTTATAACAATTATTCTGATCTTCCAAGCAGTGGTAATACAGACGGCGATATGGGGTGGGTAAAAGACGTTAGTGCGTCTGGAGCAAAAAAGGCAATGTATGTCTGGGATGGATCTGAGTGGGATCGTGTTTATTCCGATAGTCAAGAAGGCCCCGCATTCACAACAAGCCCAAATTCAAGCTATGCACTTAGCGGTGGGGCTAATACAGATGTAACTGTTGCAGCTTCTGACCCCGATGGGTTTCCGATTACTTACTCTGTAGTAGTAAACCCAGCAAATCAGGCGCAAGCGACAATAACGCAGCCAAGCACAGGCACTTTCAGATTTGCCGCAACTTCAAACACCTCAAACGGCGGTTCTTTTACTGCTAAATTTGTAGCAGATGACGGTATCTATAGAGTTATTGCCTCAACAACTTTTTCTTTGACATTTTCGATCTGGTCTAGCCTTACAAACTTTAACTCTACGTTTAGTCAAGATAGCGAAACATACCAATCGTCTATGCCTTTTGAAGAAGGTGACTATGATCCAGCTATCGGATTTAACGCAGACGGAACAAGGTTTTTTAGTAGTCGTGGCGCAAATGTGTACCGATATAATGTTTCACCTGCGTACAGCACAACGCTCTCTTCTCGTACATCTGTTTTTAGTGGTATGTACAGCGGTAACAATAATACATCAGGGGGGCCATCGAGGTTCGTTGATGAGGGTTCTAAATTTATTTATCAGACCGCCGCAACAACTGTGGCGATGGTTTCTTTAACCACAGATTACGACTTGTCCACCGCTGGAACTGCGTCAACTCAATCTTTAAATGGCGTATCTAACATTCACTCTATGGCAATGAGTTCAGACGGAACAAAGCTACTAATAGGGGAAGATCGTTCAATGAAAGTGTATTCATTGAGCAGTTCTTTTGATTGGTCATCTGATACTTTTTCTTCGGTCACGCCAGTTACTGTTGATTTTTCATCTTTATCTTCAAGCGCTTTAAGTAACTCAAATTTTGACGCAGTTTCGATTATTGAAGGTGATGGGCTTAGGCTTTTTGTTGTTTTTTGGCGCAACTTTGTTTCTCAATTAATAGATTACACATTTGGAACGGCAGGGGATTACTCGACACTTAGTGAAACATCTAACGGGGTACATTCACTAACATTAAGTTCTTCGACTTATGGTGGTATGCGAGGTGCGTTTTTCAAAGAGGACGATGGGTCAAGGCTTTTTGCAAAAGTATTCAGGTCTTCAGGTGGAGACAAAGCATTTTTCACTAAGTGGGATACGGGATATAACTAATGAGCAATAACCGCAATCTTGGCAACATAGCTACAGCCATAACCAATGCCACCTCTGGGCAAGTTCTGACTTCTCAAGGTAGTGGGGTTGCAACTTTTGCTGATGCTGGTGGCACAGGTGTAACAGTTCACACCAATCAGGCAGCTATGCTTACTGATGCCGCTTCTGCCGACGAAGGTTCTTTGCATTACGAGAATGCTAACAACAAGCTATATGTAAAGCAAAGCTCTGGGTTCTTTTTGCTTGCTTCAATTACAAACACTGCGCCTACAGTTTCGAGCTTTACTGAAACTACAGGTAGCGGGTCTGCAAGCGCTATTGCAGATAATGGCACGTTTATTCTTACGTCTGGAAGCAATACAGTTATTACACTTACTGCCACTGATCCTGACTTGGAAACTTTGGTTTATTCAGCCACTGTGACTAGCGGCACAGCGTCTAACGTTATTAGTTCACCTAGTTTGCCAATTTCAAATCAAAGCGGCAATACATTTACTTTAACTCCAGTAACTAGCGGAACGGGTGGAACTATTACTATCCGATTTGATGTGTCCGATGGTAACAACGTAGTTAATAAAACGCATAGCTTTTCAATAGCATTTGAAGTTGTAGATAGTAACTACACATCATTGCTTGTTCAAGCGGTTGGGGCTAATAATGGAGTTAACTCTTCACACCCAACTGTTTCACAATACCTTACTGATAGTAGTTCTTCTAATCGCTCTGTAACTGTAGATCCGGGGCTTAACGTAACGACAGGTACATTTTCACCTTATCGTAGTGGAGGTTATTCTACTTATTTTGCGCCTAGTTCAAACGATTATATTGATTTTACTGGAAGTAAATCAGCTATTGGTACGGGTAATTTTTCTGTTTCATTTTGGATGTATCCTACTGCTGGGAACGATAAAACAATAATAGACACTAGAAGTACTAATAGTACATATGCAGCGTTTGATTTGTATATTGGTGGAAACGATAATTTATACTATCGAAGCCGAGCATCAGGGGGAACATATACCTCATTGGTAAGTGGTTCTGCTGTAGACTTTAATAAGTGGAGCTACGTTCTTATTAACAGAACAAACAACACCACCACGATGTATATAAACGGAGTATCAAAAGCAAGTAGTACAAGTATGAATGTGAGTTACGCACCACCAACAGGTCTTCCTAGAATTGGTATGCGTTCTGATGCTTCTAGTTGGGATTTTGAAGGTTACATAAGAGATGTACACATTCAAACAGGGGCAGTTTCTGCCCCGACAAATGTTCCAACAGAAGCAGCTACTGTAACAAACGACACATATTTATTAGCTTGCCATTTGCCTTATTTTAAAGATGGCTCTACCTCTAATTACACTGTATCGGTAGGAGGTACACCTTCCACAGAACCATTCTCACCATACGACTACATAGGATACTCAGCAGCCGATAACGGCGGATCAATTTATTTCAGCGGCAGTTCAGATTATGCTCAAGCGGCGTCAAGTAGTGATTTCCAATTTAACGATGGCCCTGCGACGATTAACTTTTGGTTTTATCCTAAGTCTAATTCGACGGACAGTCTGATTGATGCTTACGGAAACGGAAGTGCAAACTCTTTCCATGTTTATCTCAATAGCGGAATTGGCCTAGAATGGAGAGACAATTATAACGATTACAGAAGTATGGGGCCGTATGCTGTTGGGATGAACCAATGGTATTATGTCAGTATCGTGCGTGATGGTACAACCCTCAAGTTTTATATTGGGACAGACCTTAAAGGGACAACAACAATCCCTTCAAACTCTAATTTTGGGTCTAACGATAATATAAACTTTGGCGGCAAAACTAGTAGCTGGCATTATAACGGGTATATGACTGATATTCGTATCGTTAACGGTACAGCAATTACGCCTACAACTGTACCCACTGCTCCGCTAACTAATGTTACTAATACAAAACTTCTTTTAAACGGAACCGATGCTGCAATAATCGACAAGTCTGGCTCTAATAATTTAACACTGGTTGGTAATACTAAGTGTTCAACAACAGCAGTCGTTTATAATAGCAATACTATTAGTTCGAAGAGTCTTTATTTTGATGGAAACGGGGATGGTATTGTTGTTCCACACAGCGATAATTTTAATCTAAACGGCTGCGATTGGACGATTGAGTTTTGGTTTAATTTACCTAATCCCAACGCAATTAGAAATTGGACGTTTATACAAAAAGGCGACAACACTACTACTAGACCCTACGCATTATCGTTTAGGATTGATAATAGTAATGGTGTTGAACCTAGAATATTTCCAAGCCCCAACAATTCTTCGCAAGGGCAAATTTCTAATAATGCTTGGCAAACTTTTAATGCTTGGCACCACGTTGCTTTTGTTCGAGT